GGGACGGGCGTTCGGATCCTCGGCTCGGTGCCGACCGAGAACGATCTGGACGACACCGATCCCTCGCTCGAAGTCGGCGACGGCTACATCATCGAGGACACCGGCGAACTGGCCGTCTTCGATGGCAACACGTTCACGGTTGTGGGCGAGATCAGGGGTCCGACCGGCCCAACGGGGCCCACCGGCGACACGGGTGCCGATGGGGACACCGGCGACACCGGGAATACCGGAGACACAGGGCCGACCGGAGATACCGGCGACACTGGAGATACTGGCGACACCGGCGACACCGGGCCGACCGGCGACACAGGGCCGACCGGGGACACTGGCGACACCGGTGATACGGGCTCGACAGGTGACACCGGCGACACCGGCGACACCGGCCCGACTGGGGACACGGGAGACACCGGTGATACTGGCGATACAGGTCCGACCGGCGATACTGGCGACACCGGCGATACCGGCCCGACAGGCGACACGGGTGCCGATTCGACGGTGCCTGGCCCAACCGGGGACACGGGCGATACCGGCGACACGGGACCGACAGGGGACACCGGCCCTACCGGAGATACCGGCGACACAGGGCCTACTGGCGAGACGGGCGTCGCGGCCACGATCAAGGGCACACTCGACGACGAGTCAGACCTCGACAACGTCGTCAACCCGCAGCCCGGCGACGGCTACATCATCGACGGCGAGCTATTCCTCTGGGACGGCACCGATTGGAACAACGTCGGGACTATCTCTGGCCCCGTCGGTCCGACCGGGGACACAGGACCCACGGGCGACACGGGCGACACGGGAGATACGGGCGACGACGGCGTCATCGAGGTTCACGAAGGACCAGAGCCAGCGGCCCCGAGTCTCGGTGCTCTGTGGATCACCGACCAGCTAATCCCTCTCGGTCCCACAGGTGCGACGGGTCCGAGGGGTCCGACAGGCGACACTGGTCAGGACGGCGTAGACGGTGACACTGGCCCTACGGGGCCGACGGGTGATACCGGCCCGACGGGCGCGGTCGACGTCTACGAGCAGAGCGGCCAACCGGCTACTACTGCCGTCGGCGCGGTCTGGATCAGTAGCGATCAGATCCCCATCGGCCCGACTGGCCCGATGGGCGGGAGAGGCCCGACTGGCGACACGGGACCAACCTCGACCGTTCCGGGCCCGACTGGTCCGACCGGCCCGACCGGTGACACGGGCCATACCGGAGACACGGGCGCAGACTCAACGGTGCCTGGTCCGACTGGCGACACCGGAGCGGTTGCGGTGTTCGAGCAGGCAGCACAGCCAGTAACCAGCGATCTCGGTGCCGTCTGGATCAGCAATGATCAGATCCCCATCGGACCGACAGGCGCGATGGGAGGACGAGGGCCGACCGGCCCGACGGGCGACACAGGCCCAGCAGGCGCAGGCATCCAGTTCAAGGGAACCGTCGCGAACTTCGGCGCTCTACCCGGCGGCGCGGCGCCCGGTGACGCCTACATCCTCGACGACACCAAGCACATGTGGGTGTGGAACGGGACGGCGTGGGACGACGCCGGACTCGTACAGGGACCGCCAGGGCCAACCGGCGATACCGGGGACACCGGACCGACGGGCGATGACTCGACGGTTCCCGGCCCGACTGGTCCTACCGGTGGTGTCGACGTCTATGAGCAGGCGGCTCAGCCGACGGCTCCCGCTGTCGGTGCTGTCTGGATCAGCAACGACCAGATACCGCTTGGTCCGACCGGTTCGGTTGGCGGACGGGGACCGACCGGACCGACCGGTCCGCCCTCGACCGTCCCAGGCCCGACCGGCCCGACCGGGGACACAGGCCCAGTCTCGACCACTCCTGGCCCGACGGGTAGTACAGGTCCGCCTGGGCCGACCGGAGCCGTGCAGGTCTTCGAGCAGGCAGGCGACCCTGGAGTGGTCGCTCTGGGTTCCATCTGGATCGTCACATGAGACTTCAAGAGGCCAGAGGCACGGCTGCTATCTGGGATCGCTCAACGAGAGGAGTTCGACCATGTCTGTAGGAGCAGTTCGCGTACGCACAAGCACCGGCTGGCGAGACCTGGCGCTCACCGGCCCGCCCGGCCCGGGCGCGATTCTCGCCAGCGACTACGCGGGGAACGCCGAGTTCAACTCCTGGGACTGGATGGCCGAGGGCCCTAACTTCCCCGACGGGCAGCGAGTGATCGCGGAGATGAACGCCTGGGATCTCCTGTTCGACCACACCGACCCGAACACCGACCGCTGGCACATGTACTGGCCTGCGAACCTCACGTACGAGCACGGCAACGAGAACGCGTTCGCGAGATGGGAGTTCCGCGCCGACCATGAGAAGGAGATGTGGGAGTGCATTGGCGGCGGGCCACTACGGCTGGAGCGCCACTACGACTCAGGTCCCGGCCAGCACGAATGGGAGGATCTGGTCTACGAGGCGGGCGATGAGTGGGTGTACTGCGGCCCTGGCCTGTGGATACCGTGGCCGTGCTACATGAAGGTTGAGTGCGGGTCACCGCTCGCGCTTGGGATGCAAACTGCGTTCCAGACGATGATCGGCCACCACGACATGGTCCCCCACGAGATCCCAGGGTTCCAGCGGTCATGGGCGCAATACACCCTTCACGGCAGCGAGGTCGTCGAGTTCGCATCGCTGTCATATCCCGGCCAACTCCCGGACGGCGGGGTCATCGCCGGGCATCCATTCCGGCACCAGGCGCCCGCGAATCAGGGCTACTACATGCTGCCCGAGATGGAGATGCACGACCACCCGCAACTGCTCGCCCCCAACGCGCCCCCGCCCGAGGACATCATGTGGGACCAGTTCCCGAACGGAGCGGCGTTCGTCGGCCAGTTCCTCAAGGCCTTCCCGCTCGACAGCGGCATGTCCGGCATCTACTACGCCTGGCCGTGGCTTGAGTGGACACCGACGGCGATACCGTTCGACGCGGGCGACATCCCGGGGCCGAACAACCGGATCTGGTAAAGGAGAACGATGCCCCCAGCTAGAAAGCCACCAACCCGGAAGGCGGGTAAGCCCGAGGAGCTTGCGAAGTTCGTCAGGGAGCACTCGTCAGACCGCGAATCGCGCAAGCCGGACGTTGAGCACCGTGGATCAAAGACGCACCCTCGCTACCCAAAGCTGGGAGCGCCACCGGAAGGCGCCGAAAACCCTTAGAGGCGGCTGAGGCTGAAGCCGAAGCCGCCGCTGCCCCCGACTATGCCTCCATGAAGGTGGCAGAGTTGAGGGAGGAGCTAGAGAGCAGGGGGCTGCCGACCAGCGGCAATAAGGCTGAACTGGTCGAACGGCTTCGTGCGCACGACGCCGACACCGCGTGACCATCGCGCTCTGCATGATCGTCCGTGATGAGGCGGCGATCATCGAGCGCTGCCTCGACTCCGTCGTTGGCCTGGTCGACTACGTGCTCGTCGTTGACACTGGCTCAACCGACGACACCCGCGAGATCGTCAAGGACCATCAGCTTCCGTCTGACGTGTACGACCGCCCGTGGATCAACTTCGGGCACAACCGCACCGAACTGATGGAACTTGCGCGCGGCAAGGCCGACTGGCTGCTGCTGCTCGATGCGGACATGACCGTCACGTATGCAGATATGGCATCCGTGCATCTGGAGGGCGACGCGTACATGCTCAGGCACGACGGCGACCCTCAGTACTGGATCAAGCGGCTGGTGCGCGGTGACCAGAAGTGGTGGTACGTCGGCGCGACGCACGAATACATCACCAACGGTTCGAACGGTCCGGTGCCGCACCTTGATGCGATCACCGTTCACCATCACTACGACGGCTCGACTCGGCCTGAGAAGTTCACGCGCGACCTGGAACTGCTCACTGAGGAATTGGAGCGCGAGCCCGAGAACGCGCGGATCGTCTACTACCTCGCGAACACACTGCGCGACCTCGGACGTGCTGAGGAGGCGATCGAGCGCTACAAGCAGCGCGCCGACATGGGCGGCTGGGACGAGGAGGTCTTCGAGGCGTCCCTGCAGGCGGGGATGCTCGCCGACGACGTCGATCTGCTCTTCCAGGCGTACAACTTCCGCCCGACCCGCGCCGAGCCGCTGTACGAACTGGCATGGCGGTTCCGCAGACGTGGGATGCCTCACGTCGCGTACCTGGTCGCAGCACAGGGCATCCAGATCACACTGCCCGCCGACACGCTGTTCGTGCGCCGCTGGGTGTACGACTGGGCGATGCTCTTCGAGTTCTCGATCGCCGCCTGGTGGGTCGGCAAGCGGACCGCGTCGCTACAGGCCTGCGACGTGCTGCTGATGAAGCCCGAGCTACCGGACAGCTACCGCGAACAGGTCAAGCGCAACCGCGCGCTCTGTGCTCCGGAGGACGGCTAGCAATCCATCTGCGGACGAGGCGTGATCCCGTCTTAGTATCGGGCCGATGAGCGCTACCGCCACAGACACAGACACGGACACCGCCGGAACGCTCGAACTGCGCGAAGCGATGTACGCGCTGCCGCGCGATTCTGTCGAGTTCCCCGCAGAGCTTCAGGAGCAGCGCGTCCAGCGACTCGTCGAGCGCGGCCTGAGCCTCGAAGAGGCCACCGCCGCCGAGGAGCGTGAGCGCAGCAGGCTGCTGCCGCTTCACATCCTGCGCCCCTGTCTCGGCAAGGGCCGAGGTCGCCACGTCTACGAGGCCAAGATGCTTCAGGAGAACGCGGGCAAGTTCGCGGGCTGGCGGCAGTACATAGACCATCTCTCGCCCGAGGCTCGCCGCGCCGCGAAGGGCCTGCCTCGCTCGATCCGGGATCTCGGCGGGCGGATCGTCGAGAGCTACTGGGACGGTGACGTCCCGCCGGACGAGAAGAAGGGGTTCGAGCAGGGCGCCGTCGTCGGCTGGTCGCTTCCCACCCCGTTCATCCGCGAGTTGGCCGAGAACGACCCCGAGCTTGTCGAAGCGTCGATCTCCGCGAACGCCACGGGCGTGCAGCCCACGATGCGCGACGGTAAGCGTGCCTGGCTGGTCGAAGGCATCGAAGACCATGGCAGCGTCGACTGGGTGACCGAAGCAGGTGCGGGTGGGCGCGTCGTCCAACTGATGGAGGCCGCTTACGAGGAGGACGGGATGGGACTGCTGGAGTCAATGACGGATGAGGAGTTCGTGCGCTACGTCGAGGAGGTCCGCCCGCACCTGCTCGTCGAGCAGGACAACGGGAACGGTGACGGCGACGAGGACGAGGACGCGGCGGCGCTGGAGGACATGATCGCCAAGCTGTTGAAGCGCAATCCGAAGCTCACCCGGGCGCAGGCCGAGGCGATGGCGAAGCAGGCTCTCAGTTCGCAGGAATCAGTGACGGAAGCCCACGATCACGAAGGAGACGACATGGGTGTGACCCCAGAGGCGCTCCAGGAAGCTCTCCAGAGCGAGGACTTCCGCAGCGCTCTCGATGAGACGATCAACGCACGCGTCAAGGAGCTTGTCGAGTCGGCGGTGGCGGATGAGCGCGAGTTGATTCGCGCCGAGGCCCGCGCCGACGCCGACCGGCAGCTTGATCTGCGCGACATGCGTGATGCGGCTCACCGGCAGATCAGCGAGGCGAAGCTACCCGACGCGTTCTCGAAGCGGGCCAAGGCCCTGTTCGAGAT